CGCTGATGGTCGCGTCTGCGTCGTCGATTGCTGCATTTCCCAGATTTGTTTCAGCTTGCAAATCGGGGAATTCAAGCAATCGCTGGGCTGTGGGCATGTCGATCATGCCGTCGTTCAGCATCTCTCGAACCTTCTGGTAGCGAGCGGCTGGCGTAGACGGTAGGCTTGAGGTCGGGAAGCACTGCATAACGTACGAATCGCGATCGAGGTTGATGTCACTCCAGTCCACTTCGATGACGAAACGCTTCGAAGGAAGGCGAATCTTTACCCCTCGCTGCCGTACTGCTTCGAGATCAACTCCAGCCCAAGTTCAGCGAAGTCAAGAGAGAATTGCTCCCACGCGATATGCGTCAGCGCGAACCGCTCGCTCTCGATGTCGCTGTATTCGCGCAGCGCTACCGCAGCATCGAGACCCGAAGGCTTTTTCGCGCTCGCAGACAGCTCACTGATGCCGACTTCTTGAAACGCGCGCTGGTAGAGGCGATCAACCTGCATGTAGTCTTCAGCAGAGACTGCATTCTGGTTGTTAAATGTTGGCGGAGCGCCTGTGTACCAGATGATATCGCCGATGTTGTTCGTGATCTTCTCTGGGTTCACCTTGCTGCCGTACTGCAGAAACACCTGGTTTCGACCTTTGCGGCGAAGCTGCTCAGAGATTGAGCCGACAAGACGATTGAGTTCAAGCTGAATGCCTGTCAGCGACTCAACTACGCCCTTGCCCCAGAACCCGACAGTGCGCTTCTTGAATCGAATCGTGACAAACGGGTGCTTTTGCAGCTTCCATGGCTCGCAGAGCAACTCTGCGCCATTGATCATGATGACGTGCTTGCCGTCTGACTTCCCCTGGCCTGAGGGCAGGTGCCAAGCTTCCCAGACCTCAACGCAAGGAACGGCGCCTTTCGACGTGACGTTCTTCTGGTCGTCTGGGCCTGAAGCTTGGTGAATCGCGTCTTTCTGATCCGGGAAGATACTCGCCAGCACGTCTTTATTCACCGTCTTGCGGCGGTACATCGTTCGCGGGGCGCCGTAGTGAGCGTCTGAGTCGTCGACGTAAATCTCGTCAGGGATTACGCGCTCAAACTCGATTCTGCCGTCCTCGCCTTTGTATAGATAGCCGAGACCTGTACCAAAGATGAAAGCATCGAACAAAATTCGTTCGGCCACTTGCTTGAACTTGGTCTCGTAGAAGAACCCCTGCGAGAACTGGTTGAGCCGTCTAGCTTTCTGCTGCATCGGCCAGTTACCGCCAGAGGTCAGAAACGTGGGCCGAGGGTTGTTCTTACCGATTTTCGCGGCAAGCGTGTCAACAGCCGCCGCCGTGACGTTCAGTCGCATAATCCCAGAGCCAAGCAGCGCCTGACGAACAACGGCAGTCGCGTAATCACCACCTGACAGCGAGTCCAGCTCTACGTTCTCGTACAGCCGCGCGTGTCGAAGATTCGCTTCCTTGCGATCCTGAGAGTTCTGCTTGAGCGAGATGCAGACGTTATTGAACGCCTTAACTCGCTCCGCTACGTTCGAGGTCTCCCACCACTGACAGTCAACTCCGCCATCGACTCGATTCTCGGCTTTTTCAGCGTCGGTGCTGCTCTTGTAGTACTTTGCGTCTCTGTAATCCAATGACATTACGCCTCGTGCGCGTCCATCACGCGTCCATAGAGTTCCATCTGCTCAGTAGGTGAAAGCCCGTCCCGCCCTCGCGGTTCGCTGGCTCTAATCGCCGGCTCGGGTTCAGGCTGTGAAGGCTTCACAGGGAGTTCCTGTACAATCGTCAGTTCAAGCGCGCCTTGTTTGTAGTGAATGACGCCAAGCTCTCGCATCTTAGTGACATACGCCTCCATGTCAGCGAGGTACTTCTGAACAACCGTTTGCCCGACTGCATCGGCTGCATCATTGCTATAGGTAGTCGAAGTGTTCTTCATCTGGCTCCCACCATTCCTTATCTTTATGTTGCGACTCGACTTGAGCCAGCAACTCAGCCTCAAGTTGATCAACAAACTCTTTCGAGCCCCGCGCGGGGCGCTTTATTTCTTCTTCGTGCAGCCAATGTTTCGCGTCGCGATAGCCGTAGAGCCCTGCGTCGCAGCAGTGGTTCGGAAACCGAGGGTCTTCGTTTGGTGGCTTTCCCGAGTAGGGCTTCTCGCCTGGCTTCGCGTCAGGGCCAGAAGTGAAACCGACTTCTTCGAGCCACTTCGGATCGATAGGCAGCTGAGAAATCTCGTGTGCGTACTGCGATTCGCGCTGAAGTTTGATGTGACCTGTAAGCAGATCATCATTCATCAGTCGCACGTGCTCGTACTTCTCCGTCTTCTTCGCTGCCTCGAAGACCCTCCCGTAGCGCGACATGACCTCTTCGACATACATCCGACCGCCACCGCCTGTATCTGCGACCATCTTCACGAAATTGAACCCGCGCTTCTCGAGTTCTGCGATCTGTTCCATCACCTCATTTGACGAAGCACCTGGTTTCTTCCAGCTAAAGGCTTCGTACAAATCGGGTCGGTCTGGGTGGTAGCCCCATACGACAAGCGCCATGTCATCGCGTGAACCAAGATCCCACCCGAGTACGTGACGCCACCCTGGACCCCAAGGCTGAACGTCCATGATCGTGAATGAGTTCCGAGACTCGTCGTAGCGATAGTAGAGCGAGCCGAAGTCGTTCACCCAGCGAGCGCACCACTCACGCAAGTAAGTGGGGTTGTCCTGCGCCCACCTACGTCGCTGGCGAAGCGCTTCTACCTCGGTTCGCGCGTGAGGCATGAACGGGTTATCGAGCACACTCCAGCGGTGGCAGGAGTAGCCCGAGCCGGTGCCGTCCTTACTCCCTACGGACTGCCAGCGCGCTGCTGTGTCGTTCCGGCCCGTAACGTCATACCAGTACCCTGCGCAGATAGGGCCGGGGGTCCCCTCGAGGTCCAGAAAGCCGCCACCACGCTGCCGCTCGTCAAGCAGGCAGGGGTCAACTACGTCTTCGACAAGGCGCTGAAGCATGGAGCCGAAGAGCTGCGACTCGAGAATGATTTCTCGCCAGGTCTTGTCCCCGCGCTTCTTCTGAACTTCTTTGTCTTTGTCTGCGCCGACGAGACGGACTTCTGATCCGTTCTTAAACCGGATCTTCAACTCCGTCTCATTCAAGTAGACAGGAATGTTGTGTCGGGCAAGAAGGTAGGTGAACTCAGCCCAGAGCAGCTCCTTCGCTCTGAGCCGAGAGATACCCCAGATGCGAACCAAGATGCGCTCATTCTGAAGGCAGTCTATGGTGCCGACTCGGGCCCACATAGAAGTCTTGCCTGCGCGACGAGTGCACAGCGCGGCCTTGAAGCAGCTCTTGTCGTCGATGTACGAAAGCTGCTGGCTAAAAAGCTCCGCTCGGATCGCCTTGACCTTTACGTCTACTTCTTCGGCAAGCCGCTTGCGCTTCTCGCGCTCTTGAATGAGCGCCTTAATGCCCTCTGACATTCATGCTTAGATGAGAATCTGGCTGCAGTTAGCGACGGGGATAACGACGAGCCCCTTCTTGCCGTTCAGCACGACCACGCCGACTTCTGGGCAGTAAAACAAGTCTCCGTCGATCCCTTTGAGCTTGTCGGCAGCAGCCAGCTTCCGACCGCGAATTGAAGTCGAAGAAAGCGCGCCATGCATGACGCCCTGCTTCAGGTCCACTCGGCTCACCTCGACAAAAGGAAACTTCGCGCCGAGCGCGGCTTCGACTGGGTGCTTCGACTCGACTGGCTTGGCTGGCGCTGCTACGGTTGCTTGGGGTTTGATTTCGGGCATTGATCCTCTAAGAGGTAAGGGTTAAACAGAAGGCCAAGGTGAGTTGCAAACACTCGCCCTAGCGGGGTTTGGTGGGTATAGTACTTCACGCCAGCAGCTTGAACAAGTGACTCGGCGATCCGCTGCCTGCGATACGCCACTTTGACGTAGGCGTAGTGCAGAATTCCGGGTTCTATGACGCTAAACCCAAGTATTTCATCTGGTATTTCGGCAGCATATACGACGGTCGCCTTGCTCTTCTCGATGAGCCGGCGGATTCTCGCGTCCTGCCCGGCCTTGTACTCTTCGAAGAGGCACAGGGGGCGCATGGTCGACTTCCAGTACGATTCGAACCATGCCGCACAGACAAAGCGCAAGTCGTCGGCTGTCGCAAGCCGCGCTCTAATGAGCCCCTTCATTTACGGCCACCCGGCATCAGGCGGGAGTGACACAGTTCGACCGATAGCGTCGTAGATGCCATCTGCGAACCACGCTTCGTGCCCATCTGCTGAGTCGAGCGGATCATCTGAGTGTCTTGGCTTGCAGTCCTGCATCACGTGATAGAACTCGTGAGCGAGTGAGCCTCGAGTAAACGCTTCGTTGCCTATGTTGATCCCCTTGGCATTACAGAACGTGAGCCCGCCTACTCTGCGCCCGAACAAATCGACCCAGCTCACAGTCGGGTGCACGTAGAGTTGCCACCCTTCAAGCGCTGCACAGAGCCCGAGCTTGCGCGGGTCCTTGATGTCTACAGAGTTGTGGACAATCCAGTCCTCAGCACGCTGAAGCTCTTCGCACGAGCGGGGAGGAAATGACTTCGAATCGAAGTCGTCGGTGTAACCTGGATCAGGCACGCCGTCGATCATTCCTTTATAAATCAACCCGCACGAAGTCACGCACTCACTCGTCGCGTTCGTCGTCTGGCAACTGGGGAGCGCGATCAGCAATGACACTGCTGCGACTGCTATCAATAATCTCATTGTACTTACCCTTCGCTTTTTGTTCGGCGATGTACTTTCTGATCTCGTTGTCGAGTTCAGCATCAGTGAGCGCTTGCACTCGCTCGACTTCTTGCGACGCTTCCTCAGCTTGCACAACATCAGTCTGTGGCACAGGTCTGCCGTAGACCATGTGCAGCAGCTCTACGCTGGCGTGCATCTGTGCGTCGATTGAAGGAACGACTGGCTCAGACTGTCTGCCGTCCGGTAGCTTCACAGTGAAGGGCTCGCCTCGGGAGATTGAGAGCAACTTGCTCCACTGATCTTCCATATTGTTCGTAACCTTCCGCAGAAGTCTACGCCAGCTCTCTCGGCTCATCTTTGCGTCGGTGATCTTCCCAAGCACACGCCCCGAAGCGTCACGAGCTACGAGGTGGTTCCCTTGCTTCTTGATCTCTGCCATTTCAGAAAGGAAGGCACACATACAACCCGCAGTCAAGTAGCGGCCCCCAACTTCCAGCTCTGATGAAAGGTTGAAAACAGAGAAGCCAACTTCCAGCTCTGATGAAAGGTTGAAAACAGAGAAACTTGTTGAGCACGATCTAAGCTTTTTATTTCA